CCGTGTTGTAAATTATTTTTTACAACTCGATGATAAAATTTCCACCCCATTGGATTCAGAGGATTCTTTTGATTGCCAAGATATCCAGTATCCATGTAATAAAAATCGCGGCCTTGTTCCCAACAACGTTTCATAATTTTATATTTTAAGATGCCTCTTAAAACAATAGGATCTGTTGGAGCATCGTCATAATTAAACTCATCTGTTGATACTACACGACTATTAGACCCAATAGCAAACATATTGATATATTCATCACGACCTTCTTTGCTGAGGAATATCCAATTATTCATCTCGTTCGATGTCCTCTTCGACACATTGGTCTCCGTATTGTATTTCTACAATTTTTACAGGATCTGTGCCTGGATTAGTAAGTTGATGCCATTCGTGTTTTGGTACTCGATATTCAACGTGCTGTCTTAAAGTAACAGATGGCATGCTGTATCCACTGGTCATCTTACTGTTTACCACTGCTGTGCCTTCACTAACAATCCAATACTCAGCACGATGTTGATGTCGTTGCATTGATAATTTTTTACCTGGATTGACTGTAAGTTCTTTAACCTTCATGCCTGGTACTTCGTGTAGCACACGATAATACCCCCAAGGACGTTCTGTCTTAGGTGCTTTCCATTCTTGTAAAATCCAAGAACTAGAATTCATTTTATGCTCGCCACCGACACCAAATTCAAATGTTAGATTATCATCAATGATATCCATTTCTGGAATATTTTGTTGTGTGCGATCACCGCCATTGGCAAATATTATTGGATTATTTGGAAACTTTTGTCTAGCATCTCTAATCAGTTGCTTGGCGCTACCGTCATCATCATTAAACCCTACAGCAAAGGATACGCACTGAATTGCAGAAACAATAGCTAGCCTTTCTTCAATGGGCATAAATGCCTGTCCTTTTTTCCGTACTAACCACGGGTCGCTGTTGACTCCTACAATTAGCATATCGCCTAACAATGACGCCGATTTTAGATATTCTATGTGACCCGAGTGTATGGGGTCAAATCCGCCTGATACAATTACAATTTTCTTCATAGTTTTATTTATGGTTAAATACTAGCATATTATTTAAGAGAGAACTATGCCAACATCATCCCATCATGGCAAAGCCAAAACAGCTGAATGGATTGCCGAACACACTGATATTAAACACATACTCGACATAGGGTGCGGGGAAGGTACATATCCGCTTCTAATGAAAAACGAATTCAATGTTGCCCTAGATGCAACATGGTGGGGTGTTGAAGTGTGGAAAGAAAATATCATCAAATACAATCTTGAAACTTTGTACGAAAAAGTTATCAATGAAGATGCTAGAAAATTAAACTGGGACGAAATGCCTAAGTTTGATCTAGTAATTTTTGGTGATGTATTAGAACATATGACTAAAGAAGAAAGCCAACTATTAGTCAAATCTGCGCTCAAACATTCAAAATATTGTTTAATATCAATACCTATTCAGCATTTCCCTCAAGGCGAGCACGAAGGCAACCCATACGAAGAGCATGTTAAAGATGATTGGTCTAGATCAGAAGTGTTAGAATCTTTTCCGTGTATTACTAGAGACCACGGCAGTAAAAAGATAGGAATATTCTGGTTGGAATCAGATCGTTTGGGTAGTTGACAATCTGCGTTCATTGCGGCTAACAAGTTCGTATTCAAGATGTTTGAAGTCCAAAACTTTATCGCCAATTAAAATATCAGTAGGCAATGCACCGTTAGTTTTTGCCCACAATATTAAAGTATTTGCCTGAACTGGATTTAGATAATATGCATGCCCAGACTTTGTCCAGTTGCCAGAATCTTCATCGTATGTGTTAGCTTTTGTTCTATGTGCTCTATGTAATTTAATTAGGCATTGGTCATTATTTGGATCTTGCCATGGTGCATTTATAACGGCATCATGTTCTAAAATAATAATTGATCTATTCAACTCTACACATCGTTGCCACAGATAATAATGACTTAAAAAACAACCTTGCACACCTAATTTACCCATAGTGGGTTTTTCTAATCTTGGTGTTATTCCTACATCTAACCAAGTTTGCTCGGTAATAGTAGTACCATTTACTCCCCAGAATGTTTCAACACGCCAGCCATTTCTTTTTGCACTGGCGTTACATTCGTCGAGCATTTCTAGACTATGAGCATTATCTTTTAATGCAATAATAAAACACGGTGGATTCAATTACTTCTCCCACGGCATTGGGAGATGATCATCCCATCCAATGTGTTTAACATACCCCTCGGGGTCAAATACCATAGCACATTTATAGCCAGCATCTTTATAATAAACAGAAAGATCCACTTCGTGTACTACGTGCATCCCGCCGCGTTTTTTTACTAATGGTTCTAATGTAGTAATAGGGTGGAATCTCATGCAGTCACTAGTTTTACGTAGTCCAGGGTTTAACGTGAAACCAAACCATTTCTTTTTTGTGCCCATGTAATAATATTTTACATCTCCCACTTGATGCACGTCTGGCTCAATTGGATGATTATTAGTATCGTTATGTGCTCTCAACCATACTGTAAAAACTCTAGGGTCAGCATCTAATACTCTAAATGACTCTTCGATAAAACCAGGTTTATAAAATTCCCAATCATCTTCGCAATGAAAAATGTAAGAAGTTTTTACTTCTGCATATGCACGATCAATTGATGGCATCTGTCCTAAATTTTGAGGATTTATTAAAAAGCGAGTTGGTACTTTAAGAATGTCATTGAGAAAGTTTAGGTCTTTGACTTTTCCACTGTCTTCAACAATAATACATTCTTCGATGGGGTAGGTATTATATTTGAAAAAACTAATCAAAGTCTTTTCTAATAAATCAAACCTTCCACAGGATGTTACCACTAGTGTTACTTTTCTATCAGTCATGTTGTTTAGCTCGGTGTTTTTTATTTAATGTTTCTACTCGTTGCATTAAATCAAAATCCAATCCTAAGTCAATTGCTTCTTCACAAATAGCGGCAACATCTTTAGGAAAACAGCCGCCGCCCCAACCGTATTGACCGTCTGGTCCAGGAGCGTCCATGTGAGTGTTACCGATTCGATCATCGTGCATTGCTAGATATTTTAAATCATCCCACACTACGCCTTCGGCATCAGCAAGTTCTTTAAACTCATTTACAAAAGTTACCTTTACAGCAAGATAACTATTCATCATGTATTTGTATAGTGCGGCAACTTTGATAGGAACAACTGTAAACATGTCGTGGACCATAGGTACACCGTGACGAATTACTTCTCTAGCTTTAATTGCCCACTCGTAATCTCCACCTAACACAAAATAGTTACTATTACTATAGTCGGCAATATTATTAGCCGCAGTTAAAAATTCTGGACAATGAATGATATTTGGATATTGTTCTTGTAGACGCCCATACACACTAGGTGGTGCAGTAGTTTTACAAATAATAGGAATTTGTTTGTTTATTACGACAAACAACAATTCTTTAAGAGTGTTTTCAAGTATTGAAGTATCACAATGTCCATCAACTAATGTAACATCCACTGGAGGACTTGGCACACATACGTATATTGCATCACAGTTGATAAATTCATCTAAACCGGCACTATCGGATATTTTTGGATCTCGAATAACTAGATCGTCACTCCGGTGAGCCCATGCAATTGCAGTACCTACGTAGCCATAACCAATGATGCCTATTTTCATAGAGTTGCGTCTTCTAGACCTGCTGTTCTTAGTTTAACAATATTTGATACTTGCCATTGTTTAATGTCAAGTGCTTTGATAACGCCTAACCATTTATTTCTAAGCAAGGCAAATTCATTGATAATTTTTTCAAAGTCTACAACGTCAGCTTCACCTTCTACGAACTTTTCACAGTCCCTAGAAGATAAAGCTCGTTGATAGTTTTCAAGATACTTGCGGAAGTGTTGACTACGAAGTCGACGCAATTCTATGTTTAGATATTCTAGAATTGCTTCAATTTCCTGAAGTTGGTTAAATCGGTTTTCAACAATGCCGGGCATATTTGCCGCGGCTCTTTCTATATTTCCTGATACTTTTACATCACTCTTAGCTGCCAACAACTCAGCTTCGTAGTATGCCGCGGCATCTGGAATTGTGGAAATATCTTTTGAAACCCGATCATACCAATTCATTTATTCCTCATCTTCGTAATAATCATCTTCGTCTTCGCTATAATCATCGCCATCTGTGGCATAATCAATAGCATCGTCTAGATAAGGGTCAACACCTTTAAGACTTTCTAGAACACTTTCTTTAACACCGTAGTCTAACAAAGTGTTTACAAAGTCTGCCGCAACATCTTTTTTGCTTTTTTCTGGAAGGTGGCCAACTACCAATGACCAGATATCTGCAATTAAATCGTCTTTCATTCTACGCTCTCCGTTTCAGGTTCAACTGTTGTAGTTATCCCGGAAGCGGATTTTTCGCCATGTTTTGAAATGTCTTCCATAACCTTGTCCAGGCTACCGTTGTCATTTCGTTCCCATGCCTTGCGGAACTGTTTGATGATTTCACCATCGGAAGTTGTGTACACAAGACTATTACCTTCCTTCTTGAGCATCCCTTTGCCTTCAAACAAGTCGACCAGTCCGCTATACGGATTCATACCTGTTTCGTAAGGAATCTTCACTTGTACACTTTCAAACGGTTTAGCATAACGAGTTTTCATAATCTTACATGCGGCACGAATACCGTTGACTTCTGAAACCTTGTTGCCATCTTCGTCTTCTTTCAATTTAAGTTTACGCATAGCAACTACAATTGATGAAGCATAGATAAAGCCTTGTCCGCCTGAGATTTTATCATCTGGGTCAAACATATCTTGACTTGCGTATGTATGATTAGTACATACCATGCCAATATTATAAGAACCAAACATGTTTACACAGTTACGAACAAGTGCTGTCAATGCCTTAGGTTTACGACCCATGTCACCTTTTAGATCCCCGGCTTCGAACTGGTTCACATCGGTGGGAGTCAGTAACATTCCTAATGAGTCAATAATGAACAGAATTTTAGGACGTTCTGTTTCCGGCATTGTTTTGTAT